AATATTAATCGGATGGCCGCCATTATTCGAAATTCAAATTTTGAATGTAACTCTACCTATTTACACATATGCCATTGGGGGACATCCTATATAATGTCCCCCGTTCCACCATTCACCTGGAGTTTTGAGTGTCCCCCGATCTAAAACGACAGCAAATATGCCAAGAGCAGGTCGTTTTCAAATCAATGCCAAAAATTATTTCATAACATATCCCCGATGCTCATTAACCAAAGAAGAGGCCCTTTCCCAATTACAAGCCCTTTCTTACCCGACGAATATCAAATTCATTAGGGTTTGCAGAGAACTACATCAGGATGGAGTGCCTCATCTCCATGTTCTCATTCAATTCGAAGGTAAATTCCAATGTACCAACCCGAAATTCTTCGATCTCATTTCCCCATCCCGATCAACACATTTCCATCCAAACATTCAGGGAGCTAAATCATCGTCCGATGTCAAAGCTTACATTGAAAAGGGAGGGGAATTTCTTGACGATGGAGTTTTCCAAGTCGATGCCAGAAGTGCAAGGGGTGAGGGCCAGCATTTAGCTCAGGTATATGCAGAAGCGTTGAATGCTTCTTCTAAATCAGAAGCTCTTCAAATTATTAAAGAAAAAGATCCGAAGTTTTTTTTTTTACAGTTCCATAACATATCTGCTAACGCAGATAGAATCTTCCAGCTTCCGCCACAACCTTATGTAAGTCCGTTTTTATCATCCTCATTTACACACGTCCCAGACGAAATAGAAATATGGGTATCCGAAAATATATGCAGTCCCGCTGCGCGGCCATGGAGACCGATCAGTATTGTTCTAGAAGGCGATAGTAGGACAGGGAAGACGATGTGGGCCCGATCTCTGGGACCACACAACTACTTGTGTGGACATTTGGATCTTAGTCCAAAGGTCTACAGCAACGACGCCTGGTACAACGTCATTGATGACGTCGACCCACACTACCTCAAGCACTTCAAAGAATTTATGGGGGCCCAAAGGGACTGGCAAAGCAATACAAAGTACGGGAAGCCGATTCAAATTACAGGCGGCATTCCCACTATCTTCCTCTGCAATCCAGGACCAACATCATCATATAAAGAGTTTCTGGAAGAGGAAAAGAACCAATCCCTTAAAGCCTGGGCTTTAAAGAATGCCACCTTCATCACCCTCCACGAGCCATTGTTCTCAAGTGCCTATCAAAGTCCAACACCGCACCGTGAAGAACAGGGCACTCAGACGTAGGAGGGTAGACCTCGAATGCGGCTGCTCGTTCTATCTCCATATCGACTGCATCAATCATGGATTCTCGCACAGGGGAACTCATCACTGCGCCTCAAGCAAAGAATGGCGTTTTTACTTGGGAAATAACAAATCCCCTCTATTTCGCAATCACCAACCACGACAAGAGACCAGGGTACATGCACCACGATATCATCACACTCCAGATACGGTTCAACCACAACATCAGGAAGGCATTGGGGATTCACAAGTGTTTTCTCAACTTCAAGGTCTGGACGACCTTACGGCCTCCGACTGGTCTTTCCTTAAAAGTATTTAGATATCAAGTGCTCAAATATTTAAATATGATAGGAGTTATTTCCATTAACACTGTACTTAGAGCTGTTGATCATGTCCTATACAATGTATTACTGCACACACTCCAAGTTACGGAGCAACATGAAATAAAATTCAACCTTTATTAATTTGTTACTGCATCATAAAAATAGATGCGTATTTTAAGCGTAGCATACACTGGATTAGAGGCATGCGTACATGCCATATACAACAACAACGCATTTTCTGTATGATTCTCATACTTCGCTGCCTCCTGGTGATTATACACAACATGATTATTAACCTTAAAAAACCTCTTAATCAACGCCTGCTCCTTCATGCCTGAGGGACCACCTACCACGGTGGCATGGAATTTCCGCAACACTTGGAACCTATCTCGCAAATCATTCTTAATAGAAGCTGTACTGGGCTCATTATCAAACATATTAAAAACCTGTCCAAAGTCCATGGGGCTTGTGCCATAAGGCCTTCTGTCACGGACTACGAAGAACATAACCTGGTTAGTATGGTTTTGCTTCTTGATGTTTTCATCCATCCAGATCTTTCCTAAAACATATATTGACTTCACACAAAATCTCTTCCCTACCCTATGAGTAATACCCGAACCACGAGTAACATCACTAACACAACGCACAGCACCGGTGTGCTTAACATCGTCTCTCTGTTCATAGGACTGCACCTTACATGGGCCTTCACATCCTCGAGGAACATCAGGACTTCTGTACATTCTGTACATTCTGGGCTTTCGATACATGGGCCGGAACGTCCATGATCGTCGCTTGTTTGTGCCTTGGACAATGGGGACAGCAGCACGGCTGCTGAACGGGCTGTCGAAGTTCAGCCTTCGACGCACCTTCGAGACGGGAGTGGAAATGATTATATCTGCGGGTCGCTTCGACATAATCACGGGCTCGGATAACACAGATGAGATCACGGACTAGATCGTGGCCCAAAGTATTGGGCTCGTAGGTTTCCTCCAAGGCCTGCAAATATTTAATAGCAAGCATACAGCGAAAACCGTGCACAGAATCGGGGAACTCATTCAACAATGGATCCCACATGTTGACGCGCTCCACTACTTCGCGACGAAGTATATAACGACACTAATCAAATATCTAGACTTTCACGCGTGAATATGACTGGCTGACAGCAACACGTGCGCGGGGACCATTATCCTTTACGGACGCGGCCGTCCAATGGGGTCCACCTACTTTGTCGGGCGCGGCCATCCGGT